GTTACAAGAAGTATTGGTTGCATTAACGGTGACACTATTCAAGAGTTTGGTGGAGATTTAATCTTTCTTGGACCTGACGGGTTACGCACTGTTGCGGCTACTGCACGTATTGGTGATACGGAACTGGGTACAATTAGTAGAAATGTACAGTCTATCTTTGATGAAAACATTAAGAACAGTTCTTTGTTTGAGAGTGTAGTAATAGCAGATAAGACACAGTACAGAATATTCTTCAGTAAAACTGGGCAATCTAGTGCACAAACAAGAGGTGTTATTTGTGTATTAAAACAAGACGGGTTTGAGTTTTCAGAAATACGTGGGGTTAAACCTGCATCTACAGATACCTTTGTTGAAACAGGTAATACGTTTGTATTACATGGTGACTTTGAAGGCTATATACACCGACAAGAGATAGGTAATACATTTGATGGTACTGCTATTCTTGGAAGGTACAGAAGTCCTGACATGAGCTTTGGAGATACTGGTGTACGCAAGCACATGCAAAGAGTTATACTTAACTACAAACCTGAATCAGCTATTGACGCTGATCTTTTAGTTAGGTATGATAACGAAAGCGTTGACTCTTCAAGACCTGCTGCTTATGCTTTAGACACTGCAGATGTTGCAGCTTTGTTTGGGGTGTCATCGTTTAGTACAGAAGAGTCTTTAGTACAATTTATCTTTGGCGGTCCTTCACAGCCTCTTGTAAGACAGTCCGTAGAGGGTTCAGGCTTTTCTGTTGTATTAAGAGTTAATGATGGCGGGGTGACTGCACCCTACTCCCTCAAGGGGTTTCAGCTAGAATATCAATTAGGAGCAAGACGTTAGATGGGTTCTACATACACAAGACAATCAACATTCACTGACGGTGATACAATTACAGCAGACCTGTTTAACACAGAGTTTGATCAACTTGTTGCTGCTTTTGCTGCTACCTCTGGACACTCTCACGATGGTACAGCAGGAGAAGGTGGGCCTATTGGTGGTTTGATTACTCCCGGCATTACGCTAGGAGATAACACTATTGACGTTACTCTTACGTTTGATGGTGGCTCTAATGACGGTGTGCTAAAATGGATGGAGGATGAGGATTACTTTGAGTTTTCTGATGATATACTTATTGCGTCTACGGAAAAACTACAGTTTCGTGATACTGCTATCTATATTAATTCTAGTGCTGACGGGCAGCTTGACCTTGTAGCAGATACAGAGATACAAATTGCAGCTACTACTATAGACATAAATGGTAATGCTGATATCTCAGGTAACTTAGGTATTGGTGGTAATCTTACTGTAACAGGTACTACTACCTTTAATGGCGGTACAATTACTTTAGGTGATGCAGCAGCAGATAACGTTGTGTTTGGTGCTGATGTAGACTCAAGTATTATCCCTGATGATGATGACACATATGATCTTGGTTCTTCAAGTCAACAGTGGCGAAACTTGTATATTGATGGCACAGCAGAAATAGATACTCTTGCTATTAACGGTACTACAGTTACTGCTACAGCGGCTGAACTTAATATTCTTGATGGTGTAACTTCAACTGCTGCTGAACTTAACATCTTGGATGGTGTAACTTCAACAGCAGCAGAACTAAATATTCTTGACGGAGTTACATCTACAGCAGCAGAATTAAATATACTTGATGGTGTAACCTCTACAGCATCAGAATTAAACTATAGTGATACAGGGGCTTCTGTTGGTACTGTCGTAGCTAGTAAAGTTGTTACAGTAGATTCTAATAAAGACGTTGCAAGTTTTCGTAATATTACACTTACAGGAGAATTAGATGCAGGTTCATTAGATATTTCTGGTAATGCAGACATTGATGGTACTCTTGAAACTGATGCACTTTCTCTCAATGGCACAACAGTTACTGCTACAGCCGCTGAATTAAATATCTTAGATGGTAAAGCATTTCTTGATGAAGATAACTTTGCAAGTAACTCAGCAACAGGTATTGCAAGTCAACAGTCTATTAAAGCCTATGTAGATGGAGTAACTACAACTAGTATTACTTCTACAGGTGCATTAAATGCAGGTTCTATTACCTCTGGTTTTGGTAGTATAGATAATGGTTCTAGTACAATTACAACAACAGGTCTTATTTCAGGTGGTTCACTTGATATAGATGACGTGCTTATTAATGGTACAACTATTGGTCACACAGATGATACAGATTTAATTACACTTGCTAATGGTGTAGTGACCGTAGCAGGTGAAGTTTCTATGACTACGCTTGATATAGGTGGTACTAATGTTACTTCAACAGCAGCGGAGCTTAATGCATTAGATGGAATTACTGCCGTTGTAGGTGAACTTAATGCACTAGATTTAGGAAGCACTGCAGTGGGAACAGCTATTGCATCTAAAGCTGTAGTGCTAGATTCAAACAAAGACTATACAGGTATTCGTAACTTTACTATTACAGGTAACTTGTCTGTAGGTGGCACTACTACTGTAGTAGATACAGTAACAATGAATGCACAAAATGCTGTTCTTTTTGAAGGGGCTACTGCTGATGCACATGAAACTACTCTTACTATTGTAGACCCAACTGCTGATAGAACTATTAATCTGCCAAACCAAAGTGGTACAGTACCAGTATTAGCAGCAGCTAGTAACACTGCTATTACTTCTACTCCTGAAGAACTTAATATACTTGACGGCGTTACATCTACTGCTGCAGAGTTAAACATTTTAGATGCAAGCAATAGTACTTTAGGTGATCTATCTGAAATTAGTACCGTAGCAAATGACGATGTGTTTCTTGCTATAGATACTTCTGGTGGAGGATTAAAAAAAATTACTAGAAGTACTGTAGTATCTGGTCTTGCTACAAGTTCTGGACTATCAAATGTTGTAGAAGATACTACTCCACAACTAGGTGGCAACTTAGATATGAATGGTGCTGACATTGTTACTACTTCTAATGCTACAATAGACTTAGCACCTAACGGTACAGGTACTGTTGTTGTACGGGGTAACACTAACTCAGGTGCTATTGTTTTTAACTGTGAAAGTAACAGCCACGGTCAAAAAGTATATGGTCAACCACACTCAGCAGGTGTAACTAATACTCTTATGTTACCTGCAGGTGCTGACTCTACTCTGGTATCCCTTGTATCTACAGACACACTTACAAACAAAACACTAACCTCTCCTAAGATTAATGAAGATGTAGCAGTGACTTCAACAGCTACAGAGTTAAATCTTCTTGATGGAGTAACGGCTACTACAGCAGAGTTAAATATATTAGATGGTGTAACCTCTACTGCTGCTGAGTTAAATGCCTTAGATGGTATTACTGCTGTTGTAGGAGAATTAAATGCATTAGACTTAGGTAGCACGGCAGTAGGTACTGCTATCGCCTCTAAAGCAATGGTGCTTGATTCTAATAAAGACTATACAGGCGTCCGTAACTTTACTATTACAGGGGAATTAGATGCTGGTTCACTAGATATTTCAGGTAACGCAGATATTGATGGAACATTAGAAGCTGATGCAATAACAGTTAATGGCACGGCTTTAGCTACAGTTATTGCAGGTACAACAGTTACAAATGCAACTAATTCTGCTCATGTTTTAGTTACAGATAATGAAAGTACAAATGAAGAAAATCTTATTGCTTTTGTAGAGGGTGCAACATCAAGTACAGGTAATGTTGGCTTGGAAATGGATGGCAACCTTTCTTACAACCCAAGTACAGGAACAGTTAGTGCCACAATTTTTAAAGGTAACATTGATGCTGTAGATGGAGATTTTGATGGCACATTGGAAGCTGATGCAATCTCAATAGGTGGAACTACTATTACATCTACTGCTGCTGAGTTAAATGTTCTTGATGGTATCACAGCAGTAGTGGGTGAGTTAAACGCATTAGACTTAGGTTCAACAGCCGTAGGTACTGCTATTGCATCTAAAGCAATGATATTAGATTCAAACAAAGATTACACTGGCGTTAGAAACTTTACCCTTTCAGGCGAGTTAGATGCAGGATCAATAGACGTATCTGGTAATGTAGATGTAGACGGTACTCTTGAAACAGATGCTTTATCTATTAATGGTACTACAGTTACATCTACTGCAGCGGAGTTAAATATTTTAGATGGAGTGACTTCAACAGCAGCAGAGCTTAATATTTTAGACGGGGTAACTACAACTGCTGCAGAAATAAATCTTATTGATGGCGGAACTGCACGAGGTACTACTGCTGTAGCTGACGGCGATGGTGTACTTATTAATGACGCAGGTACGATGCGTATGACTAGCGTAGATACACTTTCTACTTATATGTCTGGTAAAAGTGTTGGTGGTAGTAATATTGTTACAACAGGAGCATTAAACTCAGGTAGTATTACTAGTGGCTTTGGTAATATAGACACGGGTTCAAGTACAATTACTACTACTGGTTTAATATCTGGTGGTTCTTTAGATATTGATAATGTTTTAATCAATGGTACAACTATTGGTCACACTGATGACACAGACTTAATTACTCTTGCTAATGGTGTTGTTACTGTTGCTGGTGAAGTACAGATGACTACACTAGATATTGGTGGAACTAATGTTACAGCTACTGCAGCAGAATTAAATGTGCTAGATGGTATTACAGCAGTAGTAGGAGAACTAAATGCTCTTGATATTGGATCAACAGCAGTAGGTACAGCCGTTGCTTCTAAGGCAATGATACTAGACTCTAATAAAGACTATACAGGCGTTCGTAACTTTACTTTATCTGGTGAGTTGGATGCTGGATCATTAGACATTTCTGGTAACGTTGACATTGATGGCACACTAGAAACAGATGCACTTTCTATTAATGGTACTACTGTTACTTCCACTGCTGCAGAACTTAATATTCTTGATGGTGTTACTTCTAATGCTACAGAATTAAATGTTTTAGATGCTCTTGATAGAGGCTCTTTAATTTATGGTAACTCTAGTGGTGCAACTGCTGTTTTAGGACAGGGTAGTGCTAATCAAGTTTTAACTTCAGACGGTACAGATATTTCATGGGCAGATGCGGCGGGTGGCCCTGCATACACTAGAAGTGCAACAGTCCCCAGTTCTCCAAATGCAGGGGATTGGTGGTTTAATACAAGTTATGGTGTCTTATATATTTATGATGCTACAGATGGTTGGATTACAAACCAAGACAGAACCTTGGGTAAAGGTCTTCTTGTAGCTTCTGGTACTTATAGTTTACTTGTTAACAACAATGATAAGATATATACTGCTAGATTTGAACCAGAAGATAAAATGCTTGTAGACCCCGCTAGTGCTACTCATACTCATACTTATACTTCCACGGCCCAAACTGGTGTAGCTGCTGTTTCTAATGCTACAAGAGGTGTTTTTACACAAAACAGCAGTCAAACAAGTAATGCATACGGCTATGTAACTATTGCAACAAGAGGTGCAGCAAGTGATTTTGGTGACTCCGTTGAAATTTTGGATGGGGCAGTAGGCTGTGATCATGCCACAAGAGGTGTATTTCTTGAAAATAAATCAAATGGTAGCAACGGATTAGATATGGAGTACATTACCATTGCAACCGCAGGTAATGGTACTAATTTTGGAGATTTGTCTGTAAACCGATGGTATATGGGCAATCATGCTATAGCAAATACTACACGTGGCGTTTGGACCGGGGGCTACAATGCTGGTAGCCAAAATGTAATGGATTATATAACTATTGCAAGCACAGGTAATGCTACTGATTTTGGGAATTTAACTGTAGCTGGTTGGAGGACTGAAACAGCACATAGCATTGTTAGAGGTCTTATTTTTGGAGGAAATAATCGAACAAATACAATAGATTACATTACCATTGCAAGTACAGGTAATGCTACTGATTTTGGCGATCATTTTAATAGTAATAGTCCGACATCCGGTTTCTGCGTCCACAATAAAACTTATGCGTATTATAGTAAAGCTAGTCTTAATGATAGAGAAAAACATACAATAGCTACTGCTGCTAATGCTACTTCGTTTGCATGGACAAATTTAGATAGTCTTGGTGAGACCCATACCAATGACGCTATAAAAGGTTGGATTTCTGCAAGCGGCTAATTGACAAAGTAAAATATTTAATATAAAATACTGTCTGTTTAAAACAGAGGAAACAAAAATGAACGACTTGACACTACTAACACAAGAAAATATGTTACCTATGGCTGGGTCTAATGTAAATCTTCCAGCAGTTAAAAAGGTTACAGACAATTTACCTGCACTTACTGCACAAGCTAAGGCATTTGGCAGTTCAAACAGTCAGTCTATGCTAACTAATATGACTTTAACTATGATGAATGGTCATAGCCCTATGAGGATGTTACGCCAAGTATTAGCAGAAACAGAATCTCGCAGAAAAAAACTAGTTGGCGCACAAGTAAAACATGCAGAAGCACTAAAAGAATTAGAAGATTTAGAGTCAATAGTTAATCCTACTAATATAGAGATTGCTAAGTTACGTGAAGCAAAGATTCAATTAGAAGATATGGAGACTGCAGTTAATGGTTCCTTTATAGACATTGCTGTTTTAATTGATGCCTATGAAAACATTAAAGAAAAACACGGTATTGGTGATTGGGATGCTTCTATGTTTGAAGCAGAAGAAAAACGCCACCACATCCGTAGAGGCTTTGAGCATCTGTATAGAAGCATGGTTCAATCTGGGGTATCCTCAGAAGGACCGACTGAATACTTAATGCAGTATGGCGTACACCCACAGCAAGCAACCTTAGAGGTAATGGGTTATATAAAGCAGTCAGAACAACGTATAATTAAAGGTGAACGTCTTAAAGGTAGTGACTGTGAAGACTTCTTAGATAAAATGGCGGATAGGTACTTAGACTGTGCTGATGATGTAAGTGAAAGAATATTTGGCAAGACTGACACTACCAATACAGATTACATGAGATTGTTGGAGGCTGCAGAATGATCTTAGAATATAAAATGATTAAAACACATGAAGGTATGCAAGTACCTCATTGGATTGAAGATGGGGGTTACTACGGCAAGCCTGACTTTTCGTTTGTAGGTTGGTCACCTGATGATGATGTTCGTGAGTACTACATTCCAGATACTGTAACTATACTTACTAATGAGCAATTTATTGCTAGGGTGGTAGCATTAAAAGATAGTGACACTACAGAAGAACAAGCTACAGCCCAAGCTAATGCTTGGATTACGGCTAGAAGTTAATGGATATCAACTGGACATTAGTAACAATAGCAGGGGCATTACTAGCACAGGGTGCTGCTGTAGTTTGGGCAGTGTCCAGTATGGTATCAGACATTAAGTATAACAGGGCTGAGATAGCTGATGTAGAAACTAGCACAGCAAGACTAGCTGATGATATACATGAGAATGACGTAATGATTGCACGTATTGATGCAAATGTAGAAGCAATCAAAGAAGCATTAAATGTGGTTACAACTAATCACGCAAAGAGATAATTAAATGATAGACCCCATTACAGCTTTTGCTGCAGCTAATGCAGCCTTCAAAGGGGTCAAGGTGCTAGTAGGTGCTGGCAGAGAAATACAAGATGTATCACAGCAACTAGGTAAGTGGTACGGTGCAGTAGCTGACATTACTAGGGCTGAGTCCCAACGTAAAAAACCTACATGGTTAGACAAAGTATCTCACGGCTCTGAAAACATAGAGCAAGAAGCAATGGACATTATTGTTCGTAAGAAGACATTGCTTGAGAAAGAAAAAGAAATAAAGTTTATGTTAGACTTTAGGTTTGGTGTAGGCACATACGATGAAATGCTAGGTATGCGTAGACAGATACGTAAGGAACGTGAAGAGACTGTTTATGCGGCGATGGAAGCTAAAAGACAGATGGCAAACAACGCAGCTATAGGTGGCCTATCATTACTAATAATTGGTGTATTAGGTGGGGGCATATATCTGATATCACTAGGAATTAGTTGAAATGATTAATCTTGTTGTGTTACCCCTTGTGTTAGCAGGGTTGTTAAGTAACCCTGAGTTTGTACAGTGTCACTTAGCAAAAAGAGTTAAGATACAGGGAGAAATGGTTTGCATTTACCGTGGGCCTAATGGTACAATAGGATATCATTACCCTATGTTTAAGTTTAGTGAATGCCCTAAGACGTATATGTGTAGATACACACCTAATGCTAAGAAGAGAGTATCAGTTCAAGATATACTTGATGGATTAAAGGACGGATTTTAGTGAAGTTAGACTACAACAAAGCAGTAGCAGATGGATTGACTTTATTTATAAACAGTGTACCACATAAAAAATATACTTTAGATGATATAAATACATATTTAGTATTGCCAATTAAAAACAATCGTGTTAGAATATTTTACAATCAAGAAAGTGTACCTGTAGGACTTATAACTTGGTGTTGGCTAACAGAAGATAAAGCAGAAAAACTATTACAGTATAAGTATGAACCTAAACAAGAAGACTATGAAGATACAGACATAGAAGATAAACAACTTTGGGGTTTAGACTTTATATCTACGACAGGAAAAGCTAGACAAATGATTGCATCACTTAAAAAAGAACACTTACAAGTAT